CTGCAAGGTATGGAATACTGCCAAATCCAACTTCCGGTAAATCAAACCCGAAATGGTCACCACCTATAACCGGTACCCAGTCTGGTACATCAAAGCTAAGAGTGTTAATCTTACGTACTATCCAGTTGATACCGCTTTCCAAGCCATCCAGCATGCCGTTGATAAGTCCGATAACAAGATTGATAGGACCTTTGGCGATATCTACAATGCCACCAAATATATTATCAAATGCATTGATAATTCCATTCCATACATTTGACCAGGCACTACTAAACGTATCTCCAACGAAATCTACAATATTCCATAATGCATCTTTAATTCCGTCAATTACTGAAATAACTGCATTAAATATTGCCATAAGCACTTTATCAAATACTGACTTTATCGAAGATAATATATTTCCTATCACAGTAAATATATCTTTTAGTAAATTAATCACTATATCTACAGTACCTTTAACCAGATTTACTATAAGAGAAACAATTGCTTTTATGATACCCCATATAGCCTCAAGACATCCTTTAATGATATCCTTTATGCCTTGCATACACTTATCAATATCACCTGTAAATATTCCGTTAAGAAACTCTATTACACCTTTGAGTATATCCAAAACACCTGTTACAATTTTTATTATTGCGCTAATTGCGCCAGAAATAATTGCAACAATTTCATCAAAAGATGGGCCTAATAAATCTATCACAAAGCCTATTACACTTTTTATTAAATCATATAATTCCGTTATAAAATCTGTGATAGTTTTAAAGAATGGTGTTATATATAAATCTGTCCAGTCTTTAACATCTGTCTCATGCTCTTTTAGATAACCTGCTACTAATAAAAAAGCATCTCCTATGGAATTTATGACATCGACAACAATGCCACCTGTCCATTCTGCTATAGGCTTAAAGAAGTTATCCCAAGCAGATTCAAACACCGGATTAAATACATCTAATACCGTGTTAAGTAATTCAAAAGCATCTGCTAACGTATTAATATAAGTCGGTATTAAATCTTCTATATACCAGCTTGCCAGTGGAACTAACACATTGTAATAAGCCCATTCCAATCCAGAAAACAACTTTTCTGTTAATGGTTGTACCGCTCTCTTGAGATTATCAAGTGATGATACAAGATTATCAAATGATATTGCCTTTAATGGTTCTAGGGCTTTCTTTACCTTGTCTGCCATATCGGATATTGCACTTGATACATTCGCTGTACTTCCACTTACATCCGGTACAAGATCTACACTTCCAATACCTGATGTTGAATCTGTACCTGAACCCGAAGAGCTACTATCATCCGTCGGCTCTGTAAGCTTATTTATCTGGTCAAAGCCTGCAAGGGACTTCTCAATATCCTTTGCTGTCTTCTTAGCTGCATCTCCTATTCCACTTACATTATCTGCAGCACCTCCAGCATCATCTCCTATGCCTGCTATATCAGCACTTATACTTCCCATAGAGGATGATATATCGGCACCTGTAAGCATCTGCACGAAACTGGCAAATCCATCTGCCACTTTCTGCAATCCTGCAAGCAGACTATTAAATCCACGCAGAATAGGTGTAAATAGTGCTATAAAACCTTTACCAAGACTAGCTTTCAACTGTTCGAATCTAAGCGATAATATTCTTGTCTGATTCGCCCAGGAATCCTGTGTCTTAATAAAGTCTCCTGTGGCATTAGATAATGCACTTGTTACATATTGATAACGTAGCATTACCTTTTCTTGCTCTGTCATCTTGGCTGTTGTCTTACCGAAGCCATTATTAAGCGCATACTGGTCAAGGTTGGTCTGAGTCATTACAACACCAAGATCCTTGAGTGTTTCCGTCTCGCCAGTCCAGATTGATTTCAGCTTTGTATATGCCTCATCTGTCCCAAGATTATAAAATGATGCAACATCACCGGTTAATCCTGTGACATTTTCAGCCATATCAAGTGCCGCCTTACCTGTAATACCCATAGCATTACTCATCTGGCCAAACACACCCATGTACTTCTTAGCCGATAATTCCGATAAGCCGAAGTTAGTCATAGCATTGGAAGCCCACTGGTCTGCCTGCCAACTTAAGTCCTTAAATGCTGTATCAACAACATTCTGCACTTCTGTGACATTCGAACCTACTTCTATACAAGATTTGATAAAAGCTCCTGTTGCAACTGTTCCAAATGCTGCTACTAATTTTTTCCTTATGGTTCTAATAAATCCAGATGCATTTTTTGTTGCATTTTTTGACATAACTGTCATTTGCTTTGAGATACTATCATTTGTCTTTTCAGTTTCTTTAACAATATCATTAGATACATTAGATAAATTACTTCCCATATTTGACATTTGTTTAGTGAACTCATTATTTAAATTAATAAACTGCTTACTCGCTCGTGTAACAGTTTCTGATAACGTACTTGACACTTGTTTTGTAAATTCGCTATTTATTTCAACAAACTGCTTATTTATGCTATCTGTTGCTTTATTAAGTTCTTCTAACCACTCACTTGTATCTAAACCCAATGTAAGATAAATACTTGCAATTTCTGTATCTGACATTTCCCCTCCTTTCTGGCACGAAAAAAGCTGCCTACTTCTTTGAGTAAGCAGCCTTAAAATCTCTTTGTAATCGTGTCCAATATTCTATATACTGTGGTGTTCCCACCATTTTCCTATTACGCTTCAGAAGCCAGTCATCATGTATCTTTTTCTGTTCCTTAGTAAAGCTATTGATAACCTTAATATCTTTCTCCGCCCTTATACTTACCACTCTTCCAAGTGGTGTTTCAGGCATTATACCGGATAATAAAGAACAGAATTCAGACCAGGACATATCATCATCTGCACGTAATCTTATGCCATACTGTGACAGGAAGCTTGATTCTATCAGTTCCCAGTCATCCCACAAGTCATAGTACGTCTCACTTTGAGGGTGTCTGTTCCTCGCCGTATGTTCCTGTGGCAACGCTCATAATTGTGTTGTACATTTCCTTATACTCAGGAAGTGGTAAGTCCATATCCTCAATCTTATCAGCAGCTTCCTTGCCAACGAGCATTTCAAGAGCCTTTACCATAAAGCCAATACTATTGTCACCATCTTCATTGACTTTCTTTTCTGCCTCACTAGCCATAGCCTGTACACATAGAATGTTATTCTTTCTATTGTTAACGGTTACAACCAGATCCTCTGTAATACGAATCATAGGTAACTGGTTAGTAATCTTCATAGATATGTCTATCACTTTAAAATCTGTCTTTGCCATTATCTTTTTTCCTCTCATTTCTTTTATACTAAGCTGCATGTTCAATATATGTTGGTCTTCCATCAGACTGTGCTTCCCACTCAAGAGCTTCAGTACTTGTAGAATCACCTGCCATACTCGTTACATTAATAACCGCCGGAATAATAAGCTGATCAAGATTAGGGAAAATAATTGATAGCCACGTATTACAATCCTGTCCGGTCTTAGTTGCAAGACTTGCAACATAATCGTTACCTGGATCACCATAATTACGCTTACCACCCATTGATATTCCTATTGACTTAGCTGTCATTAATCGTCTGGTCCATCCGCCCTGATCCATTGGCTTCCATTCTTCCATACTTCCGTCAATAGAAATACTAAGGCTTTCTGCATCTTTGACAACAACTGTTGTTATCGTTTCTGGTGTATCCGCTTTCTTTCTTCCAGCTGTGCATACACCAAACTTTATTTCGTACACCGGATTAACATCTTCTTTTGCTACTGCTTCTGCACTATATCCGGCAATTTTAGTATTTTCTGCCATACTTCTACCTACCTTTCATAATAAATATCTAATTCTATTACACACTCAAAGATACCATTATCATCTGTTCCTACATCCACAGGCTCATCAACCAGCATTTTAGTGAAGAACACCTTAGTATCATTGATTGTTATATGGTTCATATCCCTAAGCATATTGTAGAGCTGTTCTGCGGTCTTCTCTGTGTCTCTTACACTCGTGTTCCAATGAACTAATATGCTTACAGACTTAACACGATAAGAGCTGTTATTTAAGCCTCCTACCGCCATCTGCACAGGTCTTTGCTTGTTATTATTGTAAACACCTATGCTCTTATTCTT